TTATTTATTTTTGGTTATATTCATACTCAATGATGGTTTTACTATGTCAAGGCATTACTGTTCCTATTTAAGAAACTTACGAGAAAAAATTATTGAAAAGATAACCTATGGTTGGTGGATTGCCATACATAGTGTTGTAGATATAGGAAGTATTATTGGTATGATGGTTTATTTTGAAAAAGCAAAACATTTTTGGGTTGCTATTTCCATACCGATAGTTATTATACTATGGTATATACCTTTAGGATGGAAAAAGTATCGTGAGAATAACAGTATATAAAAGATATAATGATTATATTTTTACAGATTTTCTACCAACGGAACTTGACTCGGTTAGAGAATTATGTTATATTAACAACATCAAATGGTACACAATAAGTTATACGGAAAGCGAATGGAACGAATATGAAAGATTTTCTAAAAGAAATAATTAAAGAAACAGGTAATGAATTTGCTAGTTTAGCAAGTGAAGGAATCACAGCAGGTGATGTATCTTCATTTATAGATACAGGTTCTTATTCTTTTAATGCTCTTCTATCAGGTTCAATTTACGGTGGGTTGCCAGGCAATAGAATTACAGCAATTGCAGGTGAGGCAGCAACTGGTAAAACATTTTTCGCATTAGGTATTTTAAAAAATTATTTAGAAAAAGACAAAGACGCAGGCGTAGTCTTGTTTGAATCAGAAAACGCAGTATCAAAAGATATGATAGAGGCGAGAGGTGTTGATAGTAAAAGAGTTGTAGTAGTACCAGTATCAACTGTACAAGAATTTAGAACACAGGCAATAAAAATTTTAGACAAGTATTTAGAACAAGACCCAAAAGACAGACAACCTTTAATGTTTGTATTAGATAGTTTAGGTATGTTATCTACTACAAAAGAAATGACAGACACAGGAGAGGGTAAAGAAACAAGAGATATGACAAGGTCACAAATTGTCAAATCTACATTTAGAGTTTTAACACTTAAACTAGGACAAGCAGGTGTTCCTATGTTAATGACCAATCACACATATGATGTTATTGGTTCTATGTTCCCACAAAAAGAAATGGGCGGCGGTTCAGGATTGAAATACGCTGCTTCAACAATCATCTATCTAGGTAAACGAAAAGAAAAAATCGGTACAGAAGTAGTTGGTAATATTATTCATTGCAAAACATATAAGTCAAGAATCACAAAAGAAAATTCTCAAATTGATGTTAAGTTAACATATAAAAGAGGACTAGATAAGTATTATGGTCTTCTTCAACTTGGTGAAGAGGCAGGTATCTTTAAGAAAGTATCAACAAGATATGAAATGCCTGATGGTTCTAAAGTATTTGGTAAAACAATCAATGATGAACCAGAAAAGTATTTTACAAAAGAAGTATTAGATAAAATAGATGAACACGCAAACCAAAAATTTACATACGGATCAGACGAAGAATAAAAGATACACCTTTGCTCAAAAGGATGGTGAAGATTTTTCCTGTATAAAACTTACCGAAGGTAAGTATAGAGGAGTAATTTTTCACTATGGTAAAGTAGAATTTGGAAAGGATGAAAATCCTGATGGTACTAAATCTATGAAGTTTGATTTTACTGTTAGATTAAATCCTACAGAAGAGAAATTGGATCCAGATAATAAAGAATTTGTAAATTATATTGGCGACTTGTTGATAGAATTATTAGATGAGAAAGTGAAAAGTGGAAAATAAAAATTATATTAATGTTTATGATGATGTATTAGAACCAAATCAATGTCAACACTTGGTTGATAAGTTTGAAGATTCAAAACATCAATGGACTAAAACACAATTAAAAGGTCATAGGTCTTTTACAGAAATTAATATAAATTTACATTCAGATTGGCAAGAATATGTGGACATAGTATATAAAGTATTGAGACCATATGTTGATAAGTATTGTGAAGATAATAATATAGATAGATTAAAACAATGGCCGAATAAATTTGGTTTTGAACAAATACGTTTTAAGAAATATGAAGTTAATAAGGAAGATGAATTTCAAGAACACGTTGATGTTATGGATTATGCAAGTGCAAAAAGATTTCTTGTATTCTTTTTATATTTAAAAGATAATATAGAAGGTCATACTTCTTTTCCTGAATATGATATGAAAGTTAAACCAAAAGCAGGTAGATTATTAATGTTTCCACCTTTGTGGACTTATAAACATATAGGACATAAACCAATAAAAGAACCTAAATATATAATAGGAAGTTATTTGCATTACGTATGAGCGAAAGATTAGAAACAACTATATTAAATAATCTCTTCTATCAAGAAGACTATGCTAGAAAAGTATTACCTTTTTTAAAAGAAGATTACTTTGGTTTAAGAACTGAAAAGATTTTATTTACAGAAATATATAAATTTGTAGAGAAATATAATAATCTTCCAACAAAAGAATCAATCTTAATAGAATTAGGACAAAGAAAAGATATTAATGAAGAGGAACATATTCAATTAAATGATTATGTTAATTCTATAGGTAAAATAGATTCCGATCCACAATGGTTGTTAGATACAACTGAAAGATTTTGTAAAGATAAAGCAGTACATAATGCTGTATTAGATGGTATTAGAATTTTAGATAAGAAAGATAGTAAGAGAACTCCAGAAGCAATACCTAGTATATTAGCAGACGCATTAGCAGTATCTTTTGACCAACATATTGGTCACGATTATATAGAAGACGCTGATGATAGATTTAAATGGTATCATACTAAAGAAACAAAATATCAATTTGATTTAGATTATATGAATAGAATAACCAAAGGTGGTATTCCTAGTAAGACTTTGAATATTGCATTGGCAGGTACAGGTGTAGGTAAGTCTTTGTTTATGTGTCATTGTGCAAGTGCTTATTTGGCACAAGGTTTAAATGTTTTATATATAACTTTAGAAATGGCAGAAGAAAGAATTGCTGAAAGAATTGACGCAAACTTATTAGATGTAACTATGGACGATTTACATACAATGCCAAAAGATTTATATGATAATAAGATAGAGAAGATAAGACAAAAGACTGGTGGTAAATTAATTGTTAAAGAATATCCAACAGCGTCTGCTCATAGTGGACATTTTAGAGCATTGTTTAATGAACTTTCATTAAAGAAAAGTTTTAAACCAGATGTAGTGTTCATAGATTATTTAAATATATGTGCGTCAAGTAGATTTAAAGGTGGCAATATAGGTTCTTATTTCTATATCAAAGCAATTGCAGAAGAATTAAGAGGACTTGCAGTAGAATTTAATGTACCATTGTTTTCTGCTACACAAACAACAAGAACTGGATTTATGAGTACAGACATAGGACTAGAAGATACAGCAGAAAGTTTTGGATTACCAGCAACAGCAGACTTTATGTTTGCAATAATATCAAATGATGATTTAGAAGCATTAGGACAGTTAAAGATTAAACAATTGAAGAATAGATATAACGACCCAGGAATTAATAGGTCATTTATTATAGGTGTTGATAGAGCCAAAATGAGATTGTATGATGTAGGACAACAAGCACAAAACATAGTAGATTCAAACCAAAAGGAGGAGGTTCCGAAACAAAAAGATATCGCCTACGATAAGTTTTCGGATTTTAAAGTATGATAAACAAACCAATTTTTACAATAGATGTACACACGCAAGAAGATTTTTTAAATCAAGATGAAATAGATACATTAATTACTAGTATAAACAAAGCAGATTTATTAGATTATGATTTCTTTAAAGGGGATGCTAAATCAACATATGTTGCTATGCAAGAACAAAAACCTAACATTTTAGATTTTCATAAAAATATAGCAGATAAAATTATGAAGGAAGTTTATGTACCTAATCAAAGATTGTCTGACTCTTGGGTTAATATACAAAATAAAGGTAGTACATTAGATTTTCATAATCATCCTAATTCAGTTGTTTCTGGTGTTGTATATTTAAAAGCAAATGGAAATGATAGCAAGTTAGTCTTTCAGAATCCACTTACTCCTATATCTCCAACAGCAGTTTCTCCACACCGAGAAACTTATGAACTAACACCTAAAACAGGATTATTGGTAATGTGGCCGAGTTATTTAATGCACGGTTCAGGACCTAGTATTAATCAAAGTGATGAAAGAATAGTATTAAGTTTTAATACGTATTGGACATAATGGGCAGACCTAGATTTTATAAAAGTAATAAAATGATTCCTACTAAAGAATATAAAGCTAATTGGGAAGATATTTTTGGGGATAAAAAGAAAAAGAAAAATGGCAAAACAAAAAGTAAGGTTCAGCAGAAACGACAAGAGACCAGCAAAGTATAACTATAAACTTTCTTACGAAACAAAGATGGTTAAGAAAGGTAGAAAAATACTTTGGCACGTCATAGAGAAACCAACTGGTTCGGTAGTATCAGAATTCTTTTTTGAAGAGGATGCTGAGAAGTTAGCGAAGTTCCAAAATAAGAATAAAGTCTGGCAAGAGAACGGTGGTATAGTCAAACACCTGTGTTTCCAATCTAAATAATTCCAATATAAATAGTCATATAAGGAGAGAATATGGCAGCATATAATCAAGATACTGTAGCAGAATGTATAAAGGTCGTACAAAAGTACGCTCCAAAATTTGTAAAAGCATTTTCTAAAGAAACTTTAACTTGGAAAAAAACTGGGTTTAATAAAAAAGGAATTTTATTTGGTGGTGACGAAGCGACAAAGAATATGTATATAATTAAAATTCACGAGGATGCATTAAAGAAAACAAAAGAAGTTAAGTTAAAAGAAGGTGGGAACACTTATACAATAAGATATAAACCATCAAATAAAACTAAAGGAAGTGCAAAAAGAATAACAAAAACTGGAAAGGACTGGACTACAATTCAGGAGGAACTTCAATGTCTTTATTTAGCATATAGACTTAAATCTGGGAAGGAAATTAATGAGGACAATTGTACAGATGTAGAAATTTCTTCTTCAAATGTTGTAAAAAAATGTTTCTTTGCAACTGGACAAGTTACTGGAAAAATAGCTATGGATCTTTATAATGAAATGGAAGGTGACAAAAATAGGAGAGAAGCGTGGTTAGATTCTAAAAAAAATTCAAATCAAAATGTTTTCCATACAATTGCTAATACACTTGTTAACCATAGTAGAGTAAAAAAATTTGGTACAAATGTACATTTTCATAGAAAATCTGCTTTTGTAAATAAGATTTATCAAGCAAGAGTAGAGGCATTTCAAAATGAAAAAGCAAATGATAAAGGTAAAGGTGGTATGGTATGGTTAGACACTCCAATAAAAGATGATAAATGGAATCCAGCTGATATATGGTTGGTTGCTCCTGATGTTACAGAACCGTTTTGTGTTGGACATAAACAAAAAGGTGATTGTGCAACGTTAGATATGTTAAAAGATTCTGTTATCAAACACGCTAAAGCAGGTAAAATATTAGGCGTATCATTAAAGAAAACAGGTGGTAGTGCTACAGTTAAAGAATTTAATAATAAAGATAGAGAACATAATGAAAAAACTAAAATAGATACTTTTTCCATACAAGGAAAAAATAAAGGTAGTGATTTCTTTACAAC